GAGTGACGTAAGTCAACTCCGTTAATTGTGTTGAACCTGAAGCCGGAAGAATACCACCACCTATAGCCATAGTTTATCTCCGTATCTAATAAAATTAATCCCCGTTACTACTAAAGACCAATGGGCTTAGGAGATTTCCTAAGTTCATTAAGTGCTTTAAATGCTTCATCCCTTGCTGCTGCCACTGGATTTTTCTGATATTTAGAAAGATCAAACTTGGACAATGTGCTTGGGTTGTAACTTGTTCCTGGAGTAGGTGCTGCGGATTGCTGCATCCATTTCCAGTATTCTGCTGCTGTTTCGTGATTAGGAATGTTCTTTTCTAACATCACCTTTTCGATCTGCTCAATGTCACCATCGTCTTTAGCTAAACCTTTTTTGAAAAGTGCTTGACGATTTTCATTAAGCTTATCTCTTGCATCACGTTCACGCAATTTGTTTTCTAAACCTTCTACGCGTTCATAAGCTTTTGATACGGCATTTGTTGTCGCATCTTCAATCTCTAATTCAGGGATTGGTAGCTCTGGTTTAGCTTTTTTAGTTAAACGTAAAAAATCCTTTCTAGTTTCTGGATTTTCTGCTAACTGTTTAGCTAAAGCAGCTAATTCTAGCGTTTGTTCATTTGACATATCTTCTAAGCTCATAACTATCCCCTTTTAAATTAAATTACTTTTTTACCGTCAGCTGGTTTTTGTACATTCATGCGGTTTTTAGGACCAGCTTTAGCTGCGCCGTCTAAACCACCCATTTCAGCATAACGTGGTGTGTTTACAATTTGACCATTTTGTTGTGTGTTGTCAGTTGGGCGTCTTGGTGCACCAGCTGCTCTTGGTTTAAATAAATCCATTTATTGCTCCTTAAGTGTCATTGGTTATACAGGTCCAGGTGATGGTGGTAATCCTTGCGGACCTCCGCCCATACCAGGAATTTGTGGCGCTTGTGCCAATGCTTTACTTTCAGGCGTTGCGCCTCCAGCCTGAGGTAAAGCTTGTAGCATCTGTAAAATTTCAGATTGCTGCAATTCTTTTACGCTATTCTTTCTTTCGCCAACAACTGCTGTGAGTGATTTAAGTGAGGATAGAAGCTTTTGTCCTTCCTCTGTATCACTACCAATTGCTGCTATGGATTGTTCGATTAAGTCCATCGCCATGCCTATGTTGATTAAGGCTGCTTCACGACTTCCCATTTTGGGTTCTGGTGTGGACATTGGGGCTGCCATTGGAGGAGTTTCATCCGCTGACATTGATGTATCTATAGGCTCTGCTTCATTCTTAGCAGGCATAGGAGTAGTAGATGCTGGGTTTTCCATCATCTTAAGTAATTCTGCTGAGGGTTCTGCCATATTTTTTCCTAAATTTATATCGCTAGATATAAACAATTTTTATAGCATTGTCAATATCTATGCAATTTATTTGCACATTTTTCGGCTTTTACGACCTTTTCTTGCCATTTTCAGTCCTTTCAAAACAAAGGCGACCACTTTTTTAGAGAGCAGCCATACTCTTTTTTTAATAGCCACGGTTTCCTGATCTTGTTGTATTACGATCAGTCATGCGTGTACCATAACTTTTCATACCCTGTACGCGATATTGTAAACTCGCAGGTTGATCTTGTCTATCCAATTCTTGAGTTGAATAGCGAGGTTGATCTGCTGTAGGTGTTGTCATACCTTGTTGAGCCATTATAGTTCCTCCATATCAGGTGCTGGTGGTGCTGGACTAGGGGCAGGCGCTTGAGGTGCCATCGCCATCATCTCAGCTTGTTTTTCTTCATTTGCTTTTAATTTCTCTTTGAGCAATTGTTTCATCGGAGGTTCAAGTAAATCAATGAGACCTTCGCGATCAATAGCTTGCGCCTTAAATAGATTAAATGCAAGTTGTCTTAAATCTTCTGTGAAGATTGGTGAGTTACTATGTGCATCTACTTTCACCACAAAATCTTCTGTAAATTGTGAAGCAATAAATGGCACGCCGTCAACATCTTTAAAGTGAGTGTCATCATACACGCGCATCATTTTTAGATAAAGTGTTGCTACTTTTTCAAGTGCATCTTCTACAATGATGGCACGTTTCTTGGCACGGCTAGAACCTAATCTTGCTAATTGTGACGCATGACCTGCAGAACGCACACCCTGTTCACCACGACCAGATAGCACAGATGAGATACCAGAAGCTTCTGCAAACATCGCATCAACTTCATGGATCACTTCGAATAATTGTTGTGGCATATTAGGAGCTACGCGTTCTACTTTTGCATTAGGTAAATCAGATGACAATAATCCACCTGCACGATTCAATGCAAAATTCTTTTCATCTAAGATGCCTGTAAATCCAATCAATGCAGTTGGAGGATTCACTTGTTTAGATAAGAGATCAAGTATCTCAGTCATACGTTTATTTCTTAATTGTTGTAAGAAAACTAAACGTTGCACTTCAGATTGACCCCAATAGTAATCGTATTGTGGATTAGGACAAATTTGAATGAAAGGACATTCGCCTTTTAAGAATACTGTTTCACCTGGTCTATCATAGATGACCACATCAGGATCAGCGATGGTGACCACTTGATAGTCTTGTGTGTCATCATTCCACACCCATAGCTCATTCATTTCCACTGTATCTTCAGCTACACGCGCTTTGTATCTTGTGTAACCAGATAAATCTAAATTGACGTTACCATACATGGTTGGATTGGATTGTGACATCACAATTCGATCTAAACCTTCTGGTACTTCTAATCCTGTTTGATGGTAAGCAGAACTTACGCGTTTTAAAATCTCTTCACGTTTAGGATGAGAATACAAACGATTCATGAGTTCTGATTTGGTAATGTAGTATTTCTGAACTAAAGCCTCTTGTCTGTCTGTATAAGGTGAATCTTCACGCAATACACCCACATTTCCAGGCTCAATCATGTAAGGATGGATGCCTCCGCGATAGATGAGCTTCACAAAGGTGGTGTTGTAGCATAATGCCCACGTCAAAGCATTACTAAACACTTGGTCACAATTGCTATTTAGCCATTCATCATTCAACGCTTTAGTGAGAATAGGCACTCGTCTAAATTCATCTGGAGGAACAGAGGCACCCAAATCAATAGAAAACCTTGTAGTTTCCGCAGAAAAGAGAAAACTTGTGAGTTGATCGATGTGTGGATAGATTTTATTGAAGATTGCTGGTGCTTCCTCAGGACCAGACCCAAAAAGATAATAATTTCTTAACGCAGAGTAGTCACCTTTACGCTCTGCAGCAGATACGCCACATTTGTTGATGAGTTCGAGGTAAAACTCCTCGCGTTTGACATTATCTTCTGGAATACGCATTATTTATCCACTTTTAAGTTTTCATGGTCTTGTATATAGCTTGCAGCCTTAGGTCCAGTCAAGTTTCCTGCATCATGTGGTCTAAATCCTACTGATTCATCTCTTACAGGTCTAACTGCGTTACCACTCATGACACTTTGCAAGTTATATTGTCCAGCATTACCCCACATCACTGCATCTCCAGGTCTTGCTTCTCTTGGAGGTGGTGCATTGTTGCGTGTTAAGTAATTACCTTGAGTTTCTCCCTCACGGGTGGACTTTATGTCACTCATTTTAAAGTCACTAGCTAGGTTGTCAAGCGTTTTATCGTTCTTTTTCGTAGCATCTGATTTATAACTAGGTGCTTGTAAGAACACTGTCATCACATTTTCTGTACATCCATGTGGGCAAGTAGGCTCAAAACCTTCAAAAAACCCATGCTCATTACACTTGTAATCATGCAATACTGCCATTTTTATCCCCTTTCAAGTTGTTTATCTAGTGTTACAAACGAATAATCTGCTTTATTTCTAATGCCTATATCCATTTTAATCTGTCCATTCTCGACTTTTAACCCATACTTTCTACCAAAACGTGGTTTAGGTACCCGTCTGTAATCCACAAATCGTGTCTTGTCTATGTTTTGCATGACAGCCACTTCACCATTAAGCCAAGATTGATAGCCTTTAGATACCCGTCTTTGTACAAACTCACTCAAAGGTGTGGTGTCATAGATAAAAGTGGTCTGTAAAGTTTTATCTGATAACCCACAAAGCTCCGCAAAGAGTTGAACAGAGATGCCACGATTAATGTCTAGCAAAAATTGTTTGATAATTCTGTGTAGTTCGCGTTTAGGAATAACTGGGTTCATGTTGTTTAGTCAATACATAACAAAAAAACTTTTCAGGTGTTTCTTTTTGTTCTGGTAATTGTAGTTGTAAATTAATTTCATTAGATACATCAATAGAAAAACCTGTACGTTGAAACAAAGCTTGCCACATGACTGTTCCCATCACAGAAAAATGATTTGGATTAAACTCATGGCGTCTTTCAAGATCAGGTGCAGGCACTTCTACATAAAGTTTACCATGAGGTTTTAATACACGATTAAATTCTAACAAAGTAAACAATGGATATACACTATGTTCTAACGCATGACGACACCAAATCAAATCAACTTCATGATCTTGGGTGTCAAAATCAGACATATCTGCACACATCACTTCATAACCTTTGTTGATGCAAGCTTCACTATCTTCAATAGACAATGTAATACCTACAAGGTTTTTATATCCACGTTCTTTTACCATATCCATAAATGTACCTTGACCACAACCAATGTCATAAATCAAAGCTTCATGAGGTAAATTTAATTTATCAAAAAAATTTTCAATGGCAAGTTTAATTAATGGCGTATGAAATGATGGTGTTTCAGGTTCTGAATACACGGTGTTTTGTGCAAAGTTTAAATAACGATTAAATTTATCGATTTCCATAAACACCTATTCTTTTTAAGTAATCAGACACATTACGACCTACGGCAATTTGTTCTGCAGTGTAATCGTCTTGTACACGAGATACATGGCGTGTGACTTTCTGTGCAATTAATCTAGGTTGTACTTGTTCAGCAAAAGCAGCTACTGCTAAGGCTGATGCAATCACTCTGTCATCTTTGTTGCGACCACTAGCCATAATAGAACCCCCATCACGCACAATGGTTTTCATCTCTTCAATGAGTTCCATAGAAAATATATCCATCATGCCACGCTCAAAATAATCTTTCATGTAGGAGAGCATACGTTCTTTTGTAGCAGATGTGGTAAGCCAACCAATCGAATTACTCATACCCCCTAAAGTATCATTACGTCTCCAGATATAGTTTTGCATAGAGCCATAGACATTCATTAAATCAGCACCAATAGCACCACCCATGGAAGCTGCTTGTCTCTTTAGATTTCTCAACTCATTAATGACTGCCTGCCCTGGACCATTCACCTCTAAGTTTAACGTTGAGTTTTTATAAGCACCTGCTAAGTGGGCAATCACCCATGCAAATTGGTAAGTATTTAATTCAGACGTAGCAAACTCAGCCACTTGTTCCAAACCGTCAGCATAAGCTCTAAAGACTTGTATGCAAAAACGGTCAGCCCAATCAGAGCTACCATAAGCGGGATCAGCACCAATAACATAATAAGCCGTATCCACTGGCTCTTCCCAAACTTTGAGCACACCCAACCTTTCGGTTGATTTAAGCACTTCCGTATCTTGGAAGTTAGCTCCCATAGAATAACGATAACTTTCATAAGAGAGTTTTTTAGAAATCTTAGCAGCATCTGTGCACCTCGCATTAGAAAAATAACTGGTTCCTGTCATCAC